AACAAAGTTAATAAGAGTTTCCTCACCTGTAAAAGCTTTTCTTTGTCCTTCTGATTTCCACCACTCATATGATGGAGCTTCTTCAGACCATGTTGATTGCCCAATATTATTCATCCATTGGAATTTACCATTTTGGGATACTTTAGGTTTGTTCTGCATTAATATTTCTAATTTAAAATTACCGTCACTATTACTTAGCCAGAAAACAACTTTGTTGTATGATTCTCCACTAAATTCTACTGTGTAATTAGGTTCTTGTTTAACATTTATATCCATTGCATGTAATTCTGCCATTGTTGGATTTACTGCTTTAACAGTAACATTTGTTAAACCTGAGAAAGTTTTAATTCCTCCTACTACTTCTTCTGTACTTGCATTACTTTGTATTGCCATAATTAATTTATTTTATTGGTTTTTAATTTATAATTCGAACGTATCATCGTCCATTTCTAGTTCTTCTTCTTGATCATCTGTATCAGACATAGCATCACCATTAGGTATACCTGTTATCTCTGGAGTGTCTACTGCAGCTTTTAATAAAGTTTCTTCTGGAGTTTCATACTCAGTAGGACTCAACATTTCTACAATAGCCTCTTGTGTCTCTTGCATTTGACTTTTAACTTCTTCAACTGTCTCAATAGCTTCGTCGATAGCTTCTTCTAAAGTTACTTGATTAGGATCTACATACTCTTCATTTTCTGTAGTCATATCATCAACAAAACTAAAAGATAAAGCTTTCTTTCTACTAGGTCTTCTACCTTTAAGAAGTGGATGTTTGAACATTTCGTCTACTTCCCATGGTTTAATATTGTATTTGATAGCCATATCTGCTTTAGCTACACCATCTTTAAGATCTTGATCGATCATAGAGACAGTAATTTGTTCAGGAGTTTCACCCGCTTTTACTGTTGTTTTTCGTGCGTTAATCATTTTTTTAATTTTAATCTATAAATATTTCTGACCATTTCATAGGGATAGTCTTGCCCTTTAGGTGTGCACATCTTGAACCAGCAGTTATATCCTCGAGGGAATCAAATGAAACCATAGTCTCATCTCCTTCGCGGTAAATATAACCAACTGCATCCGCATTAGCACAAGTAATTTGCTTAATTTTTCCAGTTAAATCAAGATCCTTAACAGCAACCTCTTTCCCTTTCTTTTCAAGCATCTTATCTTTTAAGTGTCCAACTAAGATAATATGATCCGCCAGCTTATTCAGTTTATCTATCCATTCTTTGTAGGCCATTCTTAAATATAAGTAGCCAGCGCCATTAGGCAATGATAGTACTGATGCACCAGGGTTCTTCTGATCAAAGTTTTTACCCATAGGAGTCCTCATATAAATTTGTTTAGCGTAACTTTCACACCATTCTTCTAGCTTAGATATAGTATCTATAGCTATATATTTATAAGGCCTACCTTTTTTCATAATTGCTGAACCAATAGCTTGCAAATCTTTCAAACTGTGTGCTTTAACTTTCAAAGCATCAATCATGTCTGAGCCATCCTCAAGATCTATTATTAAACAATCATCTAATTGTGATAATACTGTAGTCTTACCTATCTTAGGTGGACCATATATTATCATGTTCTTTGGCGATTTACGGCTCGCCTTAACCTTTTCCATAGGTAATTCCATAGTATCCATATTATTTAGTTTTTAATTTACTCCTTAACGTGTCTCTTCTAGACTGTAACCTTGACAATTCATCTTCGTTATTTTTGAATCTTTTCATTCTTTTGTCTGTTGAATTGATCTCGTTTAGGATTGCCAGTCTGGCTTTTTTCTTCCCGTTTCTTTTGCTCATAAAGTTTTATATTTTTAATTAATTTTTCATCTGTAGTTAGCTCTCGTTTGAATATATTAAATATTCTAGCTTTCATAATTTTTCTAAACATTATTTCTTTCTTTCATTAATAGTAAAAGTAGACATCTCTGCTTCATATGGTATCATACCCAACAAACCGTCACGATTTTTCTCAACATGCACAGCTAACAGTTTAACAGGGTCAGCTCCACAATATAAGTCTGTAATACCATACAAATCATGAGGGCGCTGCAGCATCATAACAACATGTGCGTCTTGGCCAATGCTGTCACCGCCAAACAAATCTGTTAATAGTGGCTGATATTGCGCCTTAGCACGATGTTCTTGCTCTATGTTACGATTTAACTGGGATAATAATATATTTATAGATCCCATTTTAGCTTGTAACCACATACAACCTTTAGATACTTCGTTAAGTTTTTGTAACTCATGTTCTTTATCACTTAAGATAAGTCTCGAGTGATCAAACACATTAACTATAGTATGATCTGGTTTTTTGTTTGTTATCTCAACATTAGCATTTTTAACAAATTCCATATTCCTAGGTATATTGTTAAAGTATATAGGATAGTGAGCATACTTGAGAACCTCTTTCTTAAATGCTTCATAAGCATCTTGTTCTAATTTACGTTCTACTGATAATAATTCACTAACCTCTTTTCCTGTTCCTTTAGCACCAGCACGCATAATCTGTTGATGGCCTGGCATCTCAAAACTCCAATATAATACAAGTAATTTCTTGTTTTTATTGTTATCTAATAAATCAAATATAAGTTGGTTACTAAATGCTGACTTACCTACGCCAGGTCGGCCAGCAATTACATACATTTTCCCTGGTTGTAAACCTCCAAGCAAATTTCTGTTTAATCTTTCCCATTTAGTAGGAAATACTCGTCTTATTCCTTTTATACCGTCTTGCACTTGATATAAAGAAGCACTAATAGCTTTATTAATACTTTTAAATCCACTATCTTTAAAGGGATCTTGTAATTCTTTTGGTAGTTGTTCCTGTGTCATTTTCATTTAAGTTTTCATACTTTTCCCAAGTATGGTTATTAATCCATGTTTCTAAGTTCTGCATATAACCTAAGCTATCTTCTTGTACTTTCAATTGTACTTTTAAAGCTTTAATTATTTTATTGTGTAAGTGTAGCTTTTTACCAACAACATTCTTATATCTTAATTTTGCTTTAGCATTGGTTTTAGCTTTAGGATCTGTAGCACATAGAACCCTTATTTGTGTTTTAACAGTTACTCTGTTAGGATACACAGATATTAACTCAGCAAACATTGCTTCGAAGTTATTTGAAAACAAATTTTTATATTTGTCTGTAACTTCAAGGTCTGACTCAGTCCAATCAACTATATATCCGTCATCTTGCAATTGAGCCCAATTAACTTCTAGCCGTGTTTCTTGTAAATATGTGTATCCTTTTCTAAATACTAAATACAAGGCCACGTACTCGTCCGGAGACAAGCCAGTGGTCTTTAGTAATTCTAAATCTATATCTATTGTCATATATTTTATATTATTTTTAAATTATCCAATTAACGTTATTAAGAGATTTAGTGGCATTTTTTAACCATTTCTCTTCCTGTGAATCTTTTACATACAATATGTAAATTTCACCTACTTTACCTTCTTGAAATCTAATAAGTCTACCTACACGTTGTATCATAGGGAGAGCTTTACTAGTAATACCACACATAATACCCATGTTAGCGTCTGGTATATCAAAGCCTTGATTAAGAGCTTTAGTTGAACATAAAACATTTATAGCTCCTGTTTTAAAATCTTCTAAAGCTTTTTCTCTTTGCTTTTTAGTTTTCTTAGAATGGTATGCAGCAGACAATGGGTCCACAGAAGCACATAACTCATCTGTAAAATCATTAGCGCCGCTAAAAGCTAGTATTTTACTATCCATATTGTCAAATACTAATTTTTGAAACACAGCTACCTTATTAGATGCAAAATCTACTATTTTTTTACGATCTCTAATAGCTTTGTAAAATAATACTGCTGCTTTCTTATCTGCAGGATGTGCACTCTTGTCTGCTAAGATTCTTTTAGCCTCATCAAAAGCATTAAACTGTCCAAGCTGATACTTATAATATACAAATGCATTGTTTATCTTTTTATACTCATCCTTCTCAGCAGGCGTAAGACTCAAAGCTTTACAATATATATTATATGGAGCAACTATACCTTTAGCTACACATTGATCTAAAGTTATTTTATATCTAACAGGAGCCAAATCATACAACAATTCTCTATACTCTTCATCTTCAGGTAATGTAGCAGTCATACATAATAAATTTTTATAAGTATTATTCTCAAAAAACTTACGATATTGAGGGCTTAAACCTAAGTGAACCTCATCACATAGTACTATACTATAATGATTACCTAAAAGTTTATACGCGCTTTGATAACAAAGGACCTCAACGTTATCTGTAGAGACGCCCCATTTATCAAACTCTTCTATAAACTGATCTTGCAATTGAACAGTAGGTACAAGTATTAAAGCATTACCTCCATTTTTAAGTGAGTGTTCTATTGCTAACACACCACATCTAGACTTACCAAAACCAGTGCCTGCAATTATAGATCCTCTAAATCCTTGTTTAGCCCATGCATTTAGCGCTTTCTTCTGCTCGACATCTCTAACTTGATTTATCTCACTCACAATGCTTTCCATAAAGTAACTGTTCTTTTAGTTTCATCATCATAATGTGTTCCATAAGCCATAACCATGCCTTTGCTAACTAATTCTGTAACTCTACCTGTAACTCTATTTACATCCCATCCTAAATGCTTAGCTATATTTCTATTAGTAGCTGGTCTAAGATACCTTATTACATTGTATACTGATTGTTGTTTAGCCCCAATCGTAGGTTCTAACTTTTTAAGGGAGTCAACCTGTGTTTTTCTTGCCATTTTTTAATTTTTTAAGTGCTTTAAGTTTATATTTACGCCAATACTCTCTATAATATTCTTTACGGTCTGGCTTTTTTATTTTTACTGCTTTTAAATTTTGTGCAGCTTCAGTATAATCATAGTAGTCTTTAGAATATTGTTCTATTCTACCACTGTATTTCCACAATTGATCTGCTGTGAGCTCAATAGGACCATTGTCTAATCGTTCTTGTTTTTCTTTCTCTAACTGAATAGCTAAATGATGTCTTTTT